GTAAATACCATTTTAGGTTTATACTTTATCTCTCCAAACTCAATAAGTTCTGCTTGTTGTAAATCTGCAATAGGTTGTAATAGAAGATTCATTCCTTTAATACCAGCCTCAATATCTCTTCCTAGCTGTCTACCTTCTGCCCGCTTAGTGCCTTTATCATAAGAGGATAGGCTAGGTAAGTCAAAATGATCTCCAATATTAATAATCACGTCAGGTTTTTTATCTGCTAAATATTGTCCAATCCAAGATAAGTAAGACATATCAATATCTGGACTTATTTGTAAATCTGGAATCATAATATGCTTGCTGTTAGCTTTAGTCTTTTTTGTTGTAACAATTTTTACTGGAGCTACTTTGCTGGAATAAGAAAAAGACCTGCTAGGTAGAGTATCCTCAGATATTAACGCATCCTCAACAACTTTCTCCCCATAACCCTTTAAAACCTCATTAACTTGAGTTTTACCCATGCCTAAAATCTTAGCTATTTGTCTCCCACTAAAACCTTTGGCTTTTAATTCTAAAGCTTTTTTATGCCAATCTTTCAAATCACTCTCCTCATCGACTATAACCCCATGTTACACTAGCTGTAATAGCTGCTGCACTGAGCCAATATGAAACATCTCCTAAACTCCCATGTACTCCCCACCTAATAGCATTACATAAATATAAAAACATAATGAGATAGTTAAAGAATTTAGGATCTAATACTATACTTAGTAAACTACTCATGCCTAATTGCCTTATATACAACAAATAAAGTAACCACTGCTATAATAACTAGTAGAGCACTTAAATATTCTCTACCTGCTAAATATAAGAAGTAACAAGCTGTGATGTTTAACAGCATATGCCCTGTATCAAATATAACTTTAGTGGTACTAATACCTTCTTTAGTCTTTGATAAAAGCTCTTCCCAAAAGAAGCAAGCAATGGTTATAACCACAGAGGTAATTATAGCTATTACCCAGAGAAGAATAATAGATACAGTATCTAACACTGGTACTTGAAAGTAAATAAAAGCAGTTAATAAGCTCACTGCAAAAGCTGATAGTAATTCTTTCATTCCCACTCAACCTCAAATTTAAATATATCATCTGCAATATCAGCTAAAGTACCATGAGAATCAATAATCGGTTCATCACTTTGACATATACACTCACCATAATAGCTTGCATGGCGTAAATAAAAATCTAATACAGCTTCAAATACTTTATCTCTCACTTCTTCTGTATCTTCAAAGTAGACTTTATGATCTCCATTCTGTATTACTTTAGTCACCATTTAATAATCTCCTATAACATTCCCTACGTTTTTCTGCATTACTCACTCCATCTTGTGAGAAGCCAGCAGCTAATAACTCTTTCTTTTGTTTATCCACAGACTGTTTTAATCTAGCAATAATCTCTTTTTGTTTAACCGCCTCCTCAAAAGAAATACCTTGCCTATCTGCATAGGATAAAGCGGAGTTACAACTTTTGCATATTAAACGTAGATCATCAGGTGTTACCCATACTAACTTTTCTACAAAAGATTGAATATCTTCTTTATCCCTTAAGCTACCCGCAGCGTTAATATGGTCAACTTGGCCTTCTCTTATAGGGAGAACCCTATTGCACAAAGGGCAATCAAACCCCCAAACCTCTTTTAATTTACCTTTGTTGCTTGGATTTGGTATTTTCTTACGTCTGTCTCTTAAAACTATGATCTTTGCGGGGTGTCTATTCCAAGCCTTTCTAAGACAACTTCTTATATAAGACATAAAAGAAGATTTAGTCTTCCAGATAGATTCTAAATCTGGATGCTCCCAAGGATTACTCATCTAATATACCTTAAATACGAGGTTAATTGTAATAACTCTTCTCTAGAGATAAACCCTTTGTGTAATATCTGAGCTATAATAGTTTGTAACTGCTCATGTTGATATTTTTCTAATTTATTCCTTAAGGCTGTGTTATCAGCTATGGCAGTAGCAAGAGATATTATTTTTTGCATTTCAAATTCAATTTCCTTCATTCAACTTATCCCATATCTTCTTCTGGTTATCAATTACTATTGATAATAACAGTACAGCTACCCAGATAGTTGCTGTAATACCAAAAACGTAAGATTCATAAATGAAAGTTAAAACACAGTGTAACAACAGTATATAAAAGCTTATATATTTATGAGAGGAGGTTAAATCCTTCATTTCACTTTCTCTACTTTCACTACCACTTTATGAGAAGGTTTTACTCTTACAATTTCTCGTTTATTACCTTCAAACACTTCATAAGCCACAACATCCACTAAATCTACAGCTATGTTACTGCTAACCGTGAGAGAGTGTTTAACCTTCTTCTGTGAGTAACGTAGCTCATACTTATCACAATTAATGTTGTCTACTCTAGTGGCTGTGTAGGTTCTGCCATTATTGTAATAAATTTTCAACTTTTTCTTAAACATTTTGTTCTCCTTAATTGTAACAGAGGTTTCTAATCTATCTATACCCTCAATAAGTTTATTAGCCATATCCATATTTATAAGTTCATACCAATCATACAAACGATCATTTAGGACAGCCATTAGTACTTCACCTTATATAAATCTAATATACTCTTAAATGTAGTGGGGTCATTCTCTTGGCGTTTCATATATAATAGTAGAAAGATCTCACTTGCTATTGCTAGCCAATCAGCAGTAATTTCTTCTCCTGTGTTCCAATGGTTGTAAGTAAACTCTTCCGGATACCACTCCTTATATTTCTCCACTACAGCTTGTAAACACTCTTTATGGGTCTTGCGCGGTTCTAGTAGTTGCATAGCTCCCACTTCTCCAAACTTAGCATCACATAAGGCTCTAGGGAGGATAGTATCGACTGAATCCCCACAAAGTTGCTGGAGCATAAGACTTTTAAACCCATAAGCTCTTATCTTACCCTTCTCGTCTTTCCAGACTTTCCCTACATTATTTGGGATATAGAAAGGCTTTTCCATTTTGTCGGGATCTATCCACCATCCGGGAACTTGTCTAGCGTCTTTGTCTGTTGTCACTTGACACCAAGAGGGGTTTTGTGTCACCCATATAGAAAGCAGATCATCGGTTTCATAGCCTACAGGAGTGACAGCCTTATATTTATTCTTAATAAAATCTTTCACTTCATCCAAACACAAAGGGCGTATTAAATGATCTCTATCTTTATACTTACGAATAGTGGCTACTTGCTCTCTAAAATTATCCTCTTCTCCGATAGAGATAACAAACTCATCACAACCACAGGCATTACAAATACCTTCTATTAATGTGTTAACAATATGATAGGCATGGTGTACAGGTTCGTGCGTTTGCTTATCTTCATAAATAAAATTTTCTGCTGTAAATAGAGGGAGGCTCTTAGTTTCTCTTTCAGCATTAAGCTCTGCTAACCAACCTCCGTCTTTCTTTTTATTTCTTCCATAAAACTCTGTTCGATTGGCAAACTCTTTCTGTCTCCCTGAGTCCATATGTGTACACACCACTGTCCTTGTCTCTATAGCACATGCTGCTTTAAACGCTAATATATCTCCATCTATAGCCAATTTAGTTATCTTTGGTGGCATTCTTTAGTTTCTCCAATTCATCTAAGCACCTATCACAAGCTAATAAGGAGGCTCTTACTTCCCCTGTTCGTGTAGCAGCTATTTGTGCATTTGCTAGAAGCGCTATAAATAGTCCTACCATACCCTCTGGGAAATATTCCTTCCCTTCTGCTATTTGGGATTCTGTCCCCATAGCGTCAATTCTATCACTAAGGTCTTTCTGAATATCTTTAATAAGGGTTTCAAGGAGGAAATATTGCTGCATGAATTTATCACTCATTCTGTAACTCCAGCAGCTCTGCCTCCAACTCTTCTAAATAGTCTTTTGCATTTAGCCAGTCTTCATAAATACTTTCTACTAACTCACCTTGATCTTCTATTTTATTTTGAAGGGCAGAAATATATTCTTGTCTTTCCATCTCATCCTCAAAAGCAGCATCCAATTCTTCTAAAGATTCATATTCAGTTTTCATATTTAATCTCCTGAATTGTCAACACCCTTAAGCAGATTATAATTATCAAAGAAATCTTGCACTTCATGTACAAGCTCTTCAATATAAGTTTCATCAATCCAAGCTTTCACTAGATTGTTAAATTCTTTAGCTGGCATTTCAAATTCTTCTTTAGCTGCTTTTCGTAAATCCTGTAGATGGACATTAGCAGAGTCAATAATTAGCTTCTCTTTTGCAGCATTGTCAATCATCAGGATTAATCGTTTACGTTTTGCTGGATCTGATGGGATGCTCATTCATATTCTCCTAGTTTAGATTTTAACTCTTCTACTTCTTTTTGTAGATCTTCTACTTGTTCTTCAAGATCTGAAATAGTGGCTTCATAATCTCCTATATCAGTTTCTACATAACCAAGCTCTGACTCTACATTATCACAAGCCTCTAATAGAAGTATAATAGCCTTATTTAAATCACTTATATTACTCATATTTCCTCCTCTCTAGGGGATAAAACAATATTATCCCCTTGTTGGTATATTGTCTCTAAGTTACTGATCTAGAATGGGATGTCAGAATCCATTTCAAAGTCTTCTGGAGAATCCGCATACTCCTCTGGTGCGTCCTCTTTAGGGGGGTTACGAATATCATCTTCTAGAGCACACACTTGAGCAAACATATCTGGGAGTACGTCAGCAAAGTCTTCTGGCTTCTTAACGTAATGCTGTGAAGCTACGACAACACATTGTCCTAAACGAGCACCTAGAGAATAATCATCCATTTTAGGGTACTCTTCTTTTAACACCTTGCGTACTTCATCTACGATAGGCAGGATCTCATTGGCTTTCTCTAATACCTTCTCAAACTCTACTACACCTTTAGCTCTAGCTGCCATAAAAGATGCTGCTGTAATAGCATTACCAATACGGATAGGTAAGTCATCTCGCTTTTGGTAGTTTGTAGCGCCTGTAGAGCCTCTGGAGGCGTTATTAGGGGCAGGGGTAGCCTGACCTACCTTAGTAACAATAATATCGCTTGTACGGGCTGTGTAGTTCACTCCTGACTTACCATTACGTTCCCACTTCTCTTCCTTAACTTCTACACTAACTTCTGCACCTTTGATAACATCTTGGTACTCGTCATCGGTATCTTTAGCTCGTACATTATCCCGGTCTGTTAAGCCTAAATTCACTCGTAACTTATCTACTACTAATGTAACAGCATGAGTGGGCTGCCAAGCTTTCCCAGTGTTTGGGTTTGTGTATGACTTAGGGTTTTTAAGTTCATTAAAGAACACACCTTCTACTTCTCCTGACACTAATAATAAGGTCTTTTTTGTTCTTGGGTCAACAATCTTTTCCAATGGCATACTATTTATCTCCTCTTGCTAATTTAATACGTTGATAAGCTTTACTACAAACCTCTAAAGCTTCTACAGGCATATCATCTTTAAGTCCTTTTTGCATGACATCTAAAAGGGTAGACAAAACCTTTTCTTCTTTTGTATAAATATTATCCTCTTCCATACTCTTCCTCCAATAAATTAATAACGTGCTTCTAACACCCTAGCATTGTAACATATTGATTTTTATATGTCAATGTATTTCGCTATACCTTTTGCCAAATTGAACCTCGCAGTCTAACTTCCTTCTTAGATTGTAAGTTTCATTTACTTCTTGTATACTTTCTTTAATCATTCCAGTTAGTGTTTCCCTAAAAACATCCCTATCTTTAATAACCTTAATAAATTCATCGTGAAACTGGCCTGAAAGGGTCATACGTCTCCATTTATTGTATTCCCTTTGTAGTACACCTCTTAACCACATATCAAAGAAGAAAGCTCCTGTACCTTGTGCTAACGTAGAGAAGTAGTCTTTCTCTCCCCTAACATTATATAGAAAACCATTAATGGGGTTAATTAACCAATTTTTATCCCTAGCGTCTTTTATGACAACTTGATCTTCTGCTATAGCTTTCACAGACCAGTTCAATTTCCAATAACCATCAAGACCTTTCTTAGCATCTTCAACACTTGTATCAAGACTTATAGAGAGCTTATCTGCACCAATACCATATACTGAACTATAATTAATAGTCTTACCCTTATGTCTAGCTGAGTACACCCTTAGCTTCTCCTCTCCCTCAAGTCTTCCTTCTTTATAATCTTTTGCATCTTTTTCTGAGATATACCCAGCAGAAATCGCAGCCTCTAAGTGTGGGTCATAATCATCAGACATCATTTTATTAACATATTCAGGGTCATAAGGGATCATAAACATATGTTTAACCCTGTCCTCCAAAGAGCTTAAGTCCGCTCCACAACTTATACTTCCTTCTTCTGCAATAAGACTTCCCCTAATGGCCTCTGCATATTTCTTTCTAGAAGCTGGCAGGTTAACTAAGGGAGCCATATGTTTTAGTCTTAATGTATTCGTGTAACCATGACAAGTAGCTATAGCATAGCCCTCTTCGTCTACTCTACTTAGTATTCCCTTAAGAACATCAAGCCTATGTTTTATTACAGAGTATTCCTCAAGATAACTAATCTCAGGGGTTTTCTCTGCAAGTTTAGAAACAGACTCACAAAGCTCCTTACCTTCCTCTCCTTCTATTCTTACTTGTGGTATGGCCCTATCTTTAGGTTTAGAAACTTTCCAAAGGTTCCACTGCATGTGACTTGAGCCTTTAATTGGCTTTTCTTTTTGCCATTCTTTGAGAGCTTCTTCATCTTTAACATATTTAAAAGTCTCAGGAACCCATCCATGTAGAGTTAGAAAGTCCTTGACTTGTTGGTGACTATTGATATTAGGTGGTTCATATTTAATAAGCTCTGAAATAAAGCCATCTTTAATAACTTTAACTTTTAAATTACCCCACTCATCAACCTCTCCTTTTTCTAAATCTTCTTTAAGATTGTCCCAATTCTCTCCAGCTTTACTCTTTTTCCCATTGTTCTTGAACTTAACTTTAGGTTCTTTTCTATCTGCATACTTAGGGACTGGAGGCATAACTTTCTCCAGCTTCTCTGCACTATCGGCAACAAGAACCTCTAATTCCTCTATAGCCTTATTTATATAGGGAAGATCAACTTTCCATTTAGTTTTTTCGGAGAGCCTTTGACAATCTTTCTTAAATGATAAATATTCTAAAATTCTAGCTACATGATCTTCTACAGACAAACCTTTTAATTGGTCAATATAAAGGTGTTCTTTCTTATTAACTCTTTTACCTCCAACAACACCCTCATCTAACTTATCTTTTGCAAGAGAATACATATCCTCAAGTCTCTGAATAAAATCTTGGTAGATTGCAAAGTTAATTTCTACGTCAGAGGTTACCCGATTAATAGCTTGTTCTTTTGTTAGGTTTTTCCAATCTTCATCATCTATCTGAAACTTCTCGCCCACATCATAATCTTTAGCCAGAAACTCAAGACTATGTTTCTCTTTATCTACATTTAAGTACCAAGACAAGGCTAGAGTATCTATAACTACAAGATCAGATAAGTCAAGTTTATATAACTTTTCAAGCAGAGGAATATCAAAAGTTTTAGCATTATGGCAAACAACTGGGATCTTATTCTCAGTATGCCAGCTCAGCATGGCCTTTATTCTATCCTCTTGTGTGTCTCCCCAAAAAGTGTTAACTACTTTCTTATTATACATTTTAAAACCTAATATATAAATCTTAGTGGCTTTGTCTAAAAGGCCATCAGATTCTATATCCATCACAGTGGCTTCTTTATATTTTTTAAAATCCTCCGTAGAGTGTTTAGTAAACATTACTACTCCTAATGTTATTTTTTAACAAACCTGTGAGGGTTAGCCTCTTTCCAATCGTAAAAATCAAAGCAAGTTGCAGTTAAGAAGTCGAAGTACCAAAGTCCAGCTTGTCCTGTTTGCCCTCCACGACACTTAGGCATCTCTGCCTCTGTAATATTTTTCTCTACAGTGTCTTCCGACATTTTATCTCTATTAAGGACAATGTTAATATGCCCACTTTGAACAAAACTACCTGTACCTAATGTATCATATTCTGTAACTTTTCTTGGTTTACCATTCTCTCCTCTAGGCGGTTTAATAGTGTGATGGACATTAATAATTGTGCAACCAAGCTTTGCCATTTTCTTTTGAAAGTTCATATGGTCTTCTGCCTTATCAGCATTTGATCCACGAAGAAGATCACTTAATACATCAATAATAAAAAGCTTACTTCCATGTTTTTTGAACATAGTTTCCATCTGATTTTCAATACTTGAAATATCTCCAGAGATCTCATCAATGATCATAAACCTTGGAGATCCGTCTTCCCTAACTGCTAATTCTCTTCTTGCTTTTAAAAATTCTTCTGACTCTATAAAATCTACCAGTTCTTCTGTAGACTTACCAAAAGTAAAGTTCTTCTTTAAATGTATTTGAGCTAAATCAATATTATATTGTGCCGCAGTTTCTTCTACAGAAACAATAGTAGGAAGTACAGGACTATTGAAGATCCAATGGTGAACCATACGCCTTACATGACTTGTCTTTCCACTTGAAGTGGTTGAAATAACATTAACAATCCTTCCTTGAGCTATACCCCCACCCATCATGCCTTGTAAAACTTTCATATATTCTGGCAGTGTTATCTTTGGTCTTAAAAGCTCTTCTTTAATCTCATAAAAACCATCGACACTACTTTTAATACCATCTGGTGTCCAAGGCTTATGTCCCCAGAAGTCATTAATAAAGCTTGCTTCATCATTTTCTTCAAGGTATTTATTTACATCTTTATATCTTAGTGGAAGTACATAAGCTTTTCCTTTAGGAAGCACTTCTGCAATTTTCTTAGTTGCTTCTCTTCCAGCATCATCATTATCCATACAAATAATTATTTTAGAGAATTGACTAAGCCATTCAAAATGATTTCTTAATTGGCTTGCAGCACCACCTTCTCCGGTAACAGGGGAAACTACTGCTATCTCGTCAAACTTCTGGTCTTTTCTTTTATCGTGTTGTTCTTTTAATATTTGATAAGCTGATAAAGCATCAACCTCTCCAGCACAGATGATTAACATACCTCTATGTGTAGGAAATCTCCATTGCATAAAAAGATCAGACTGATTGTTGAACTCTCCAACACACTCTGAAAAGTCTTTAGGGTGCTTTCTAATTTTAAAACCTGTCAAAGCCTCAGAAACAGTTTTGTTTTCCATTATACCTTTAGTGATAGGATAATAGGAGCTTTCCACTTCACCTGTTTCATTATTAAATTTATACATTACTCCAAAATATCTTGAAGTTTTTTCTTCTATTCCTCTATAGTTTTTCCCATCATAGGAGGTGTTTTTCTTTAACTTATCTAGTACTTCTTTATTAAACTCTGCTCCCACTAATTCATACTCCAGTTCTTGTAAATTTACATGCCCATTTTCCTTTAACCACTCCTCTGAGGGTATAGTATAACCACAAGCGAAGCAGTGCTTTGAGCCATCATCATAGATAATTAAGTTATCATGGGAAGTATCACCCCCTTTTTCTGCACATCTAGGGCATTGTTCTTTAGTTGTTGCTATTCCCATCTTCCTCTCCTAGATACTATACCGACACTCCTCCAAAATATAATGTTCAATAGTGCGTAAATCATGTACTGTTAAGAGGGCTTCTAACTCTTCCTCGTCTACTTCTACTACTGAGCCATCTCTACGTTCTATTTCAATCCCTGACAAAGTAAAGGTAACGTGCTCTGTCCCATCTGATTCCATCTCATATTCTTCTACAGAAGCATAAGCTCGTACATGCTCTACATCTCCAGAGTTATACGCTGTAATGTTAATCTCAAAGTTATCCATATATGCTCCTAATTAATCATACTAAGTATTGCAAAGCCAATAACAGGGATCATACCCCAAATACTATAACCCCATAATATATCTAAGGGGTCAGTCTCAGTAACAATAATATAAATAAAACAACCCATTTGTATAGCTACAGATAGTAACATTAAAATACTAAATATATTCATTAGTCTTTCTCCAAAAACCTATTGACACTTTCTCTAATGTCACTTTGGATCATAAGCAATGCTTCTTCATCTCCTAACAAAGCTCCCAAGAGGTCGGATAGGAAGTCTTCATTGTGCATATTAAACGCTAGAAAGTCTGAGCAGAGGGCTACATCAGTAAGACCCTCATACTCGCTACTCACACCTTTTTCTACCAGCTCATCAAAGATTTTATCGTAGTTCATTATTCCTCCAAAATGTCTCTATCGAAAGTAGCTCCATTAGTGCATGTAAACTTAAATACATCATAAGACTTTAACTCAGCTTCATATTTAGCACAATGATCATACATGGGTAATTCTTTAGGGGTTTCATCCGCATATAAACTTATTAATGTATAAGTAATCGCTGCCGTTAATACGCCGAAAATATACTCCATACTACTGTTCCCAAACAGGGCCAGTACCTACATTCTTCTTAGTTGGTTTTTGGTCTTCTTCTTTTACAGGACACATAAATCCAGATTGCTCTAAAGCTAATTTAGCGGTATGTACTTGACACATAATTAATACACCAGCATCACGCATACCAAGTTGCTCTAATCGAATACTGTTATAACGAATTTGGCATTCTTCATCAATAGTAGTAGATCCACCACCAATAGAAAATACTTGTGTTCCTAATGCAGCAGAAGCACTGCCCATACACACCCCACTTGTTAAAGCTGGTGCAAACGCTGTCGCTGGTGCACGATATTCATCTCCTTCTACATTAACACTTGCCCCTGAATTATTACTATTTGAAGAAGCATTAGAGTTGCTATTTGTGTTTTTAGAAACATTGCTATTTTTGTTAGATGAAACATTAGAGTTTACATTTGTGTTATCTACGTTATTTTTAACGGAGTTATTAACAGATCCTCCTACAGCCACAGCGTTACCTCCAGTAGCATTTGAAGAAGAATTACCTCCAATGCCTACACCAATACCAACTCCTGTAGCAGAGGACTCAGAGCTAGATCCTCCTTGATTGAACGGAGGGGCATTACCTGAATTACCCGGCCCTGTAGCCATAGCTAGGCTCATAGTACTCATTAAGATTGTTGCTAAAATTGTCTTTTTCATTTGTTTTCTCCTTGGTTAATATAATCTAAAATTGCTTGTGCTTTTTCTTCAACGTCCATTGTATTGTATAATATCTCTTTAATGATGTCAAGATTAAATATTATAAGCTATTTCAGGCTTACTCTCAAATGTATATTTTGTACAATGTAAAAATAAGCTCTTATAAACATGCGCTGGGTGTACACCTTCTGGCACTTCACTATATACTTTACGAATGAGATGCCAAGACTGATCTGGCGTGTACTCTGCCATCATAACCCCATATTTATAATAAAAATCCCACACTCCTACGCCATTTGTCACTCTAATATCTTGGATTTGTGCGGCCATAGAAGCCAAAGCCTTGCAGCTATTAATCTCTTCATTAGTGAGAGTACGCTTTTCTGCATCTGCTTGTGCAGAAAAACTTAATACCAATCCTAATACCAATACAATCTTTTTCATATTACCTCCTATTTAGATAAATACTTTGCTCTTTCCAACACTTTGTAAAAGTCAATCCCCACTACTTCTCCTCTCCAATTATTTCTTTCTCCATACCACAAACTATTTTTATATTGTTTGTCTGTAAGATTTAAATCTTTTATTTGTTGGTAGTAAGTGTACTGCTCTTTTAAACATTTGTCAAGAGGAGAAGCAATATAATATCCTGCATAATTACAAATATATTCCACTTTCTCTTGTGGAAAGCCAAAAGCTATAGAAGGAAATAAGAAAATTAAATATTTCATTGGTCAGTGTCTTTTTTAGTGGTTTGAAAGTCCCATGAAAAATCCAGCACATAATCAGTATGCAAATCAAAAGGCGCTACCTTCAAATCACCTTTCGGATAGAAGTAATGCTCACCGCTCCCTATAGAGTTCAGCCTGTTTTCAAGTTCAACAACCCGCGCCTCACTCAGCTCAAGCTGCTGCTGTAGGTTTTTGATTTGTTGTTTAAGTTGGATATTGTCATCATACAATTGCCTTTCAGATGACTTAAAACCCTTGCTAAATATTTCTGACGCAACTTTTCGCTGCTCATCAATGTCAACCTTATAGTTGTCTTTACTCATCACCATCACTCCCAATTCGTTTTTCTATGTGCAGGGTCAATAAAGTGATCTAAAACTTCGTCTTCATCACTCCCGTTTTGTTGTTGGCTTAGAAGATAATCAACGCCGGTTTTTATATTAGTTTTATCAAACGACTGCATACCTATTTTGACTAGGTTGATTTGGTTTTGCGTACCTTGCACCACCGGATATTTCATTAACGCATCACCATCGCACTGCTTATAAACAAATTTATCAACAGCGTCATACGTTTGGCACATAAATCGGCACAAATCAGAAACAGCCGATAGCTCCCGCTTCAACCGCTCATTTTCCTCAAGCAGATTTGTGTTGTCGGTGACTGTTTCGCCAGACTCCAATGCCATTCTGAAACCAGCCTCAAATAAACACTCTTTTTCTCTTGTACGAAACAACTGAGGCCGGGCATCAAAATACTTATCCATTGCCTCATTTCTGGCGGACTCAAATTTAATTACGCTTTCTTCATATTCACTCAATTTCATTCTCCTGTTTGTGCCGCTAAGATGGCGGCTTTGTCTGCTTTTGCGCCACGAAGTAATCTCCATCTATTCCAGTCAATCGCGCTTTCCCTTCCGTCATGGCAAATCCAAAAATAATGGGTGCAATCTGCGTTTAGCATTAGCGCATAGCCTTCTGGCATTTCTGCTATTCCAAGTGATTTGGATTTATCTACGCAACCAAACATTTCATAATCAGTAATTAGCTGCTCTAACTCTTTTTGTGTGTGGGTCATTTCAATAAACCCTCTCTTGTTTCTTCATGCCAATAAGGATCATCATCGTAATTGTCCACAACTCAACCCTCCACATCGTCATGTGCGCCCATAAATTCTCTGGCCCATTTAGCTCCGTATACAAATCCAGCATTCCAGTGGTCTTTATATTGTTCCGGATAAATACCTCTGTTTTTATTGATGACCTCTTCTCGTATTTTCATATCACTCAGCCTTGTTGCTATGAACTGGTTTGGTGATGGTTTGATGTAGCCGATAGATATAAGGTGCTTTGCTGTTTCATAAGGCTGGGCACCATCAGTGTTTGCATAAAAATCAAACAGCTCATCACTAAGGGCTTGCACGCATCTTTCCCGCGCCTTATCGGCTTCTGATTTGATGGGGCGGAATTCTGTTGCCCATGTAACAGACTCTAAATCCAGGCAGTAAACAGCAAATTGCATGTGCTTCTTATTCGGATGAAGTTTAAGAATCTCAACTTTCCGCCACTTTTTACTTGCACCATACTCAATAAATGCCTCACAAATATCACCAACACTCGGCACAAATTCATCTTGTTTCATTTCTTTCTCCCATTGTTCTCTTGATTGCAGGGTTTCAGTCCAGTGCCAGTTACCGATTGGAGCTTTAAATAAGCGCTGTGGATGACCTGTTTTTTGAATATATTTACCGGCACTGCGTAAAGGTTTAATGTAAATTGATAGCCACCAACCACTAGCTTCTTGGCCAACAAATTTCGCATCATCAGGCGCAAGGCTCCACGCATGGGCTTGTTGCTCTTTTAATGTTGTTAGGTTTTGGCTTGGTAAAACTTGCCTAACTTCATCTGCCACATCTATCAGACCCTTCATATTTTCATAACCCCTCCACCCTCCCTTTTCTTCCCAAAGAAAATGGATCAGTTTTTCACAAGCAGTCGTTAATCTATCTTTTTTCATCTAAACCCCTCCCACAGTTATTGTTCCAATCCAATTTCTTTCCTTCTTGTATATACATTAACACAATGCTGAAAAAGAGTCAAGGGGTTATTTACAAATTTAGGCATCTCTCCTACAGCCACTAAATAATTCACAGCTAGATCCCACATTTGTTGGTCTGTATACTTCATTGAAACCTCTCATCATCCCAAGAGGTAGCTTTATTATTCCCGTAATAAGGACAGCTACATACAATCACTTTATATGGTGTTCCTATACGTTCCTCATTATCCATCACAGGGCATCTATGTTTAGCTAAACGTAACCACCACGTATGAAAATCACTATTCTCTGGAAACCTCCATAATCGTTGTAGAGTGTACTCTGATACTGTGATCACCTCTACAGCTTCTTGAGGTGTATTAAAATAATCCCAAGGGGCAGCACACCATTTAGTGAGAAGATTTTGTAAATCTTCAATATGCACTTGATCTTCTAGCGGGATACCCCGAAGTTTAGCTAAATCTTTATTGATCATAATTAAAGCAGTCTTCCGGTTGTACAGGTGTAGCATAAAACCAAGGGGTTCCGTTAGTGGTAATGAAATTACCGCCAAAGTCCTTACGTTTTACTATGCTTGGATTAGATTTAAGATTTTTATTGGTATCACTTACCCAACACAGCACCCCTTCTTCTGGAATATTGTCCCACCAATTAACTTCTTTCTGGAATCTTTCATAGGCGTTCCAACAAGAATATAAGGATTCATTATTGAATCTAAAGGGATCAGTTCCTGTGTTCTCACAAAAAAGGATCTGATTTCCATCAATATAAAACACTTCTCCATCAATAAGCCGTTGAGCAAGCTCTTTCTTACTTTTAATATTTGCATTAACAAGCATTAGTTTGTCTCCTCTTTTTCCGATTCTTCCACAATACTTTCTAAGAAATGATTCATAGAGTTTACTATATTCTCAGGTAGTTTGTCAACCCCTTCAATATCACTAGCATATTCAATTCCATTCCATACTAAGGCTCCGCCGATAATAAATTTAAGATCATCTTGATCTGGATATAAAGCGCCTAAAATTATTAAAAGTAAAACAATACTACCATATATTTTTACTATCTTTTTTCCTACACCCTCAATAAAAAACTTAACAATATCTTCTTTATAATCCCACCAAAAGGGAGCTATGAACACTGCCATTCCTAACCCAAATAATACTGGGAGGATGAAAATATCTGATAGTTTATGTATTAAACTGCCTAACGCTAAATATCCCCAAATTAATAATGCTTCTGTCATTTCATCTCCTCCATACATTTCTCAATAAAAGCTTGTGTAGCATTAGGATGTGCTAATTCACAAGCAGCTTGTCTTGATTTTTCATCTTTCTCAATTTCTTCTAACCTGTTATTAATATCCACCACTTGCCATGTGAATAATGTAGCTCCTATAATCCCAATAATATCCATTACCAATGCACCATAACATTAAAGTAATGATACATAGGATCTTCTGTTAATTCAACAGTAAATTCTACATTCCTATGCGTAGCAGGATTACCTTTGTATTCATATGCTACAACAGCTTCACACCACACTTGTTTTGTTTGCTCATCTCGCCCTTTAAACCTGAAGCTATCTAGAGTGATAGTGATGTCTTTAAACTCTTCTCCTAATCCCTCTGAGACAGCCTGATTATAGGTAATCTCAGAAACATATTCTTGCACTGTCACTTTAGCATGATCACTAAAACAATCTGGATCTTGTGAACAAGCTGTTAAAAATATAATTGGTATTAACAACAATAATTTCATACATTCTCCTTAAAAAATATCTTACAATTCACTGGTATTCTCACTCTTTCTTTCTGTCCGGGATAGTTTCCACAAGGTAATTCTACGTTTCCAAAGACAACTGAACGTCTAATATCCCCTACTTCATAGTGAATGCCAAGAACATTATCCCAAGTGGCTACTAAGCTAGGGATATAGTAACTACTTTTCAAAACCAAGCCCTCTAATAAATCAAGAAGTAGTTCATCTGAGAACATAAAAGTGCCATCGTGAGAGCTTTGCTGTATCCTAAAATACTGGCAATTATTGAAGTGAACTTCTGGGTTATAGGATATATGAGAAACATCATTTTTTATTCCTAGAAATTTAATAACTTCTAAAGGATTTATACGTTCTCTTTGAAATTTACTCACACTTTTCCTCCTAGAATTTCATAAGCTTCTACTTTTGCTTCTTTCAGTGTATCTTCATTAGTTTCTATAGCTTTGAGTAAATTAATAAGTGTGCTTTCTAAGTAGTGTTCTCTCTCAGTTAAAGTAGTTATAGCTTTCCAAACTAGTTCATCAACCAACGCTTTAATTTCTACTTCTAAAGTAGCTTTACAGCTTAATGCAAACCCGTATTGTTGTTTAATTAACCCATTATCTTTTAAGCAGTTAAGTTCTTCTTCTCCAAAATTGTCATCAAACCAATCTGAGATTACAGTTTTTAAATCTGACATAAGTTTCTCCTAATTAATTTGTCTCTACATTAACACGTTCTTTATCTTCTGTCAAATCTAATTTAACATCTGGGTTAATACGCATTAGTTTACTTTCATTTTGTTGTTTGTAATAATGTCCTAATTTAGTTTTTATTAGCTCAGAGAACTCCCAAACGTCATCTCCAGAAATGTTTCCAGAAGATCCTAAAAACTTACCTACTGTACCCACCTTACCTAAGTTCACTCCAGAGGATACTACCACCATAGCCAAGCAACCTTCTTCAATTTTGTTAGTCATATTAGTTATCCCCAAGTACGATGAACTTCTGCAATATGTTCCATACCATCATACTCCTCTATCTGCCAAGAAACACCATCTGGTATCTCCACTATCTTTAACTCAGCACATCTTCCATAGGATTCTTCTCCAAGCTCTTCTACAACTGCCACAAGAATAGTATCATCCCTTGGTATATCTCTACCATAAATCTCATTGTCTGAACAAAACTGATTACTCCACTTTCTATCCTCTTTGGAAGACTTACTGAAGTTATCCTGAATCTCTTGGCATTTTATTCTGTCCTCGTTGTCACTAGGTACAGTCCAATATTTTGTAAAGATCCCATCTTCTTCTGGATACAAAGTAATACCTTTCTTCTCTGCATATAAGTAAATAGCTTTCTCTGAAATACTAAAACCCCCATAACAGTTATTAATTACTACTTTCATATTTTTCTCCTCTTCATTAAATTTACACATATTGTTTCACATTCTATTTCTTTTGTCAACAACAAACACAATTATTTTCTTCAGAGCACATTGCAACAATGAAAATATCTAGGAATGAATATAAGCTGATTTAAGACGTTTTACTTCCCTACCCGCTAGGGTAGCCTATGGTACACATAGATAATGGATTCTAGACACCCTGTAGGCTCTAGAATAGCACATAAAATACCCTATCTTACCCTACCAAGGTAATTTCATATTAAAATCTCCCTTTTATCTCACGTCCTGTCAATTATTTTGACGTGAGCCTTGTAGCAACATAATTTCCAATTCTCTCAGACAACATCTCCAAAATGTTGCTAGATGAATAAATAACAAACAACAATAAAAAAATTAAATCCCCATTAATGAGCCTACCTTCCACTTTGGGTTCACGGTAGGCTCCTAATAGAGAATTATTTAAGGGTACACTTATAGTTTTTTTTATAGTATAATTCTACTAATAGTTTACTTATAGGTCTTTAATAGATTTATTTTATAGTTTACTGTTTAATAGATCTATAAATCTACTAATAGTACTCTTATAGTTGATCTTTTATAGTTTTAGTAGTATACTCTGTTCTTAGTCTAAGTGATCTTAGTATTGGCTATACATTTTGATAGGGGGTACTATATGATCATATAGGAGGTACTATAATTTTTAATAGGGGTTAAGATGAGTAAGAAAACATATAAAGATCTTCCTGTTTCTGTAGTTAGGTATGATCCAAAAGTACAGTTGAATCCAAATATATCGGATTCTGCTAAAGTGTTATACAACTACATACAGTATAGATATCAATTTTTCAAAGATAAGGAGTTTGATTTTTGTGAGAGCCTTAATCGAATAGGGGGAACTTTGGGATGGTCTCAGCAGAAGGTTAGAAAAAATATGCACACACTGAGAGATAAGGGTTACGTGGAAGTTATTGAGCGTATGTATAGAGCTAGTATAATTAAAGTAAAGGATCAACAATGAAGAAAGAAGACTTGGATAAAATTAAAGAAAAAGTTAGTTATGAGTTTTTGTTAAACAAGTACTTTAACAATAAATTCTGTTTAACGGTAGGACAAATAAAAACAAAAGCAGATAAACTTGACATACCTTTTGACATAAACACTAAAGATATTGTAGAAATAATTACTTTTGAATGCCCTATTTTGAAGGTTCCTATTGACTACTTTAAAGAAGGTAAGGGTTGCTCTGACCACAGCCCTTCTATAGATAGAGTAGATCCATCAAAAGGCTATATTAGAGGAAATATTCAAATAATTAGCCAGAAAGCGAATAGGTTAAAAAGTAACTGTACCGAGGATGAAGTGGAGTCTATTCTAAATTATATTAGAAATAATAATGGTGGATCTTAAATAAAAATAAATGTCAAGGATTATTTTATTTTACCTGTTTAGTGAGAAAGATCTTGACATTCTTTAAAATTACAGGTAACATAGCTACATCAACGTGTAAAAGAGGTAAATAAATATGGGACAAGGTGCAGAAGATGCTGGTGGATACGAAATTGATTATGATCCACACCTAGACGCATTTGAGCGTGGTGAGTGGATGCAGCGTAATGTAGTTTTAAATTAACTAGGAGAAAACTAATGACTAAGAATGAAGCAATTATTGTAATGGGTTACACTGGAGTATCTATGGTAAACTTTGAAGATTTTCATGGGGATGTAGAGAAGCGTTTAGGGTATCCTATATGGACACATCAGTTTGCAGACAGAGATTTAATGGAGAAAGTACAGGAAGCCTATAAAGAAGATTTTATTAAACTATGTGAAAGTGTAGAGGAATAAACTATGTACACTGTAAAATTAGAAGCTTTTTATTTACCAACAGAACTACAAACATTACTACCAGAAGATACGGATTATGTATATGTAGACTTTGAATATGAACCTGCTGTAGAAGGGAATAGAGCTGGACACCCAGATACATGGACTCCAGATGAGGGAGACAAATTCTCTCTATACACTATTTACCTACATTCTGGTGATGTAATCCCTAATCCAAGATTAAGTGCCACATTAATCAAGTTAAAAGATATGTGTATTAAAGCTTTAGAGGACAAATATAGTGACTATTGAATATAAAGGTTTTACTTTACACAGAGACTATGAACTAGCTTTCTGGACTGATTATGCTTATACAGCAGTGCATGAAGACTATGATGGCTCAGAAGATTCTGTTAATGAATTTCCTCTGGTAACTGGAGTAGATATACAACATTGTAAAGATCAAATAGATGAATTAATCCTTGACAAATAAATTTAATTATGTTTTAATTGTCTTAACATTAACAAGCGGGAGAGAATAAAATGATAGAATATACAAAGGAGATAGATGAAGAGGATATGGAATTTGCCCAAGATACTTTTAGCGAGGCATTAAATAACTTAGGATCTTCTGAGCACGATGAAGACCCTTATTGGCAAGAAGAAGTATCTTTACAACTGTTTAAAGAAAGTTAAGGAGAAAACAATGCAACGTGTACATAAAATGTCTGTAAGTGGCCTTCCGGTGGGAAGACCTCCAAAAGCTCAAGAGAGTATGGTGAAACATCTTAAGAAAGTATATAGTAATAGAGAGTTTACAACACAAGACGTAGTAAATTCTTTTCGCTTACAATTGATTGGATCAGATACAAGTCCACAAGTAAAAGCTGGAATGACTCTATCAAAGCTACGTAAGCAAGGTATTGTACAAGTAGTGGGGGAGAAAGAAACGCCCACAAGAGGCGCGAATTTGAAGGTTTATAAATTAAAAGGAGAAGTAAAATGAATATCAAGAAAGGTGATAAAGTGAAATGTTTAGCTTGCTATGATGGTGAGTTTACAGTAGGTGAGGTATATGAAGTGCAAGCAGGGCCGGGGGATGATGATGATACAGCTAATCAAGAGGGTACAGTACTCAATAACAGTTTTATCCTTGCTTGTGATAGTGGGCAGCACTGCTATTGTATATCTATACCCGGATATTGCTTATTTGGAAAATGGGAGAAAGTAAATGATTAGAATTACAGCAGCATTACGTTTATTATGTGCCTTATGGCTTCTTCCCTCCCTTCTTGTATTAGAATTAGCAGAGAAGATGGAGAATCCAGAGGAAAGTTACTTCGCTAACGTAAAGGATACTTTACAAGATTGGTGGGAATCTGTAGTAGAATACAGTAAAATTATCCGGACAGGGAAATACCCTGATTAAAACATATCAAATTTAAGCCTAGAGCACGTCCAGAAGGACTTTAAATACTAAAGATAGGTTATGGTAGCTTAAAAGAAAAATAATGGCTCTACGGGCTTATAGGAGGCAATATGAAGATTAATAAAGATCAAGTTATTGAATGGACAATTATTGGAATATTAGCTTTTATCCTCTGGTATTTATTTATTGGTAATCCAGCACAAGCAGAGACAAGATGTTACACTGATCAAGTTGGATTTACGCACTGCAAGGATGATAAAGGAAATGAAATGAGAGGAACTAAAGACGCTCAAGGGAATACATTTTATAAGTTTGATGATGACGATGTGTATAAGAGTAGAAAAGATACACAGGGAAACATTCGTATAGATAAGATTAGAGGAGAAGATAAATGAAAGTAGAACAGAACTTTTCGCTTAATGGAGCAGTGGTGTGGAAGACGAATAAAACTTTACTTGGCTGTGACGTGTACTGTCTAGAAGAAAACGATGGAGATTTAGTTTTATATGTAGTAGACTCTGATTTCCAACTTAAGGCAACTATAACAGCAAAAGCAAGTAGTACCCAAGGACAAGAGTATATTGACATTTGGGATATAGAGAACCATTAAAATAATTATTAATCCTAATACAAAAGGATTATTGCTTTATTTTTAACAATGTGCTACATTAATCTCAAATGAATAGGATTATTCCTTTACGGGAAAATACTAGAGCAAAAGATCATTTATACATGAATTTATTACTGAACGGGAGAATATAATATGCAATTTGCATCATGCCAGTGGAACCCATATGCTAAAAGCTTTATACAACAAATGTACCCATCTATCACAATAGAGGATGATAAGATCCCATTACTTATTGACTTAATCAATAGAGATGTGTTAAGGGTACAAGACCCAAATTTTCATAGCCCTTGTCAGATAGTGGCTGGAACCAACTACCAAGACTCTTTAACTACTGAAGTACATGAAGCTATTGAAGAGTTTAAAAGAGAGGTACATAATGCCTAATATATTTACTCATAAGGGAATTTTGAAAGCAATGGATTCTAGATTGCCTCCTAATTATAGTAAGGAAGTGTTTTTAAGGGAAACTAAAACAATGTGGATAACAGATAATAAAGCCCGGTTTAGCAAGCACACAGGTTTTCAATTTGGAGACTGGCCCCTCCTTGTATTAGACTTAAAAAGTATTAAACCTTTGGAGGATTCTATAGATGTCTAATTGGAAATACACAGTGAATATTAAACAATATCTTAGTGAAGACGATAGTGCTGAAGCTATACGTAAAGCTGCTAGAAACATACATAACATATTAACTGAAAGTAATATTCCACCAGAAGTTTTAAGAGATGTAGCATATGAAATTGGTTATATTGGATACAGCTTTGAACAACCTTCATTGGAAGAATTTAACTTTTTACTTGACAATCTATATGATTGGGCGGATAGTAACAATGTCTGGTTAGGATAAAGGAGATAGAAATGAATAATTTTACTAAGCGAAAAATGAATATAGGCTGGAATGGAGGAAAAACGGGGCCAACCTGCCCAAATCTCCCTACTGTTAGGTGTGAGTTTGATGATTTTGAACTTATCGGCTACGGAACAGAAACTGTAGCACTTGCTATATTGCCAGATAATAAAAATGCTGAGGTAGAAGTAAAAGAGAATGCCAAGTTAATTTGTTCAGCGTTCAATGGTGCCACAAAACTAGCCGAAATGGGCTATGACGCTCAGAAGGTTATTGAATATCTACCTGATATTGTCGAGTCAATTGAAAATGTACTACGAATCAGTGATAGAGACCATCATTCATGGAATAGTCTTAAATCTTATTTAGTGAAGGTGAAGCCATGAAGTATATCGCTATTGCAGTGTTATATGTGGCATTTTTTAGTCTAATTGGTTTTGCTATTTATTTCACAGAAAGTGCGATGCCTTTATGGGCCTTACTATTAACTCCTAGCCTTAAAACTAAGGATAATGACTAATGAGCAAAATAATCATTCATAACCACAGTTTAGGTGTTAATCTTGAATCTTCTTTAATAGCTGGGATAAGGATGTTAAAAGGGGTATATGGATCACCTTCAGGGAGAGAGTTTAATTGTAAGTTTGACGATTTAGAGGCTCTTTGTAGGATAACAGTCGAAGATAACACATACACTTTAGAGGTGAGAGATTTATGACAAACATAATTAAAGTGAATTTCAAAACTAAAGAAAAGATCCAATCATATAAGCAAGTAGAGTACAAGTGCTCCCTATGTTATAAAGCTTATATTTATGATAGTAGATATGACGAGAGTATGCCAAGGCTATTACAAGCAGAGAGTGGAGATATGTTCTGTTTCTCTTGTGTAGATAGAATGTATAGAATAATGAAAGCTGGTGAATAAGAAGATCCCTTAACTGTAATGGTTAGGGGATTTTTCATATAAGCATAGAGCAAATTCTGATTGTCAATAGGAATGTATAGAAAATAAAAATTATCGAGACAAATTTCATCCATACATGAATTTTCTGGAGAGCAAAATTGTCGAGGGCTTTTTCATTCGTGAGTGAAATTTCTGGAGAATTAGAAGGTGATAAAAATAATAAAATAGATATATGGCATGGTTATTGCTACGCGCTTCATTATATGCAAGGGCTTGAAATTATTTTATTAAATAGTGTTGACATCTCAGATCAAAGGTGTATCATCTTTAGTCATGGCAATAAGGCCGGAATAATGAGGAAGGTTTAAAATGAGATCATTAGAAGAATTGCAAAATCTTTGGGATCAATTTGGTGATGTACCTTTACAAGAGGATACTGATGACATTGATGAAGAATTTTTGCACTTTCCAATAGGAACAGATCGCTTTGAAATATGGCACTGGTTTGAAGATCAAAATCATAATTTCTCAGTAGTAGAAGCTTTACAAAAATAATTTAAAATAAGTATTGACAAACAATAATCACCTGATCAATAATGTACATACGCTGAAACATTCAGCTAACAAATTAAAAGGGTAAGAACATGAAAAAACATTTTATCGACTATACACAAAACGTAAGTAATCAAACTTTTGACATGGCAGTTATCACAAATGATAAAGGACAAAAAGTAGGTAAGATCATTATCCGTTACACTAATTCACAAATTGGGTATAACAATCAAACTGGAATCATCTTTCACGGAGATAGTGAAGATCAATCATTAAACTTTAGTAATACTATTAAGAATGGTACTTATAATCGGGTTAATGGTGTATTCGAATTATTATCTTCAATTGGTGCTGTAATCACTGGTTATAATGACACTGCGTTTTATACCTATTTAAACCCATTACCAGAAGATCATGGACATTTTAATAC